TAGCAAATAAAGACGAATATGTCTTTAAATATATTACTGCTCCTGGTTTATATGATGAAAATTATGCTACACAGGTATCTTCTTTAATTTCAAAATGTAGAGAAAGAGGAGATACAATGGCTATAATTGATTTAAGAACATATAACAGCAATATCTCCAGTGTAGTAGGTGAAGCAGCAGGATTTAACAATTCATATGCTGCAACATATTGGCCTTGGTTGCAAACAATAGATCCTAACAGTGGAGAACAAGTTTGGGTACCTGCCTCAACTATGATGCCTGGGGTATATGCCTTTACAGATTCTTCAACCGAACCTTGGTTTGCACCCGCTGGTACAAATAGAGGTGTATTATCTACTGTAATTAGAGCTGAAAGAAAATTAACTCAAGGGAATAGAGATACTTTATATGAGGGTAATGTTAATCCAATTGCAACATTTCCAAATAATGGTGTAGTTGTATTTGGACAAAAAACATTACAAAAGAAAAGATCAGCACTCGATAGAGTTAATGTACGTAGATTATTAATTGAATTAAAATCATTCATTGGACAAGTTGCGGATACATTAGTATTTGAACAAAATACAATTGCAACACGTAACGAATTCTTAACTCAAGTAAATCCTTATTTATCCTCTGTACAACAGAGAGAAGGATTAACAGATTTTAGAGTGATAATGGATGAATCAAACAATACCCCAGATGTTATAGATAACAATAAGTTAGTTGGTCAAGTGTTTATACAACCTACAAGAACTGTTGAATTTATTCAAATTGATTTTACTATAACACCAACTGGAGCGACTTTTGAATAAGAACACTATATTTATAATAAAATCAAATCCGAAATAAAAAATGGCAAATTTCTTATCTTCTCCCGGAGTAAGCTTAAATGAAATAGACAATTCATTAATCTCTCCTACACCTGTACAAGTTGGAGCAGCAATCGTAGGACCTACTGTAAAAGGCCCTAAAAACATTCCAGTAGTTGTAACATCATATTCTGATTATAAAAGTCGTTTTGGTGGTTCTTTAATTAGTGGGAGTGATTCTTACACATATTTAACTTCAATTGCAGCATACAATTATTTTGAAAATGGTGGTACTTCTTTACTTGTAGCAAGAGTAGTATCAGGTTCATATACTCCTGCAACCTCTTCTGTTATTGGTTCAAATCTAAACGCTACCTCAGCTTCTTTTGCTTTAGAAACAATAAGTGAAGGTGTTATCATGAATAGTTCAGGATCTGAAAGTTCATTCGGTTCTTTAACTAATGGTACTCATGATAATGTTAGATGGGAAATTACAGGTGCAAATACTGGATCTGGAACATTTAACGTAATTGTTCGTAGAGGAGATGATAGAACAAATGGTAAAATTATACTTGAGGCATTTAATAATGTAAACCTAGATCCTAACTCTTCACGATACATTTCAAGAGTAATAGGTGATCAAGTAGTTGAATATGATTCTACAAATGACCAAGTAGATATTACTACAGGATCTTTCCCAAATGCTTCACGTTATGTACGTGTTAAAGATGTAGTAAATACCCCAAACTATTTAGATGCAGATGGAGTTGTATCTAATGCTTCATACACAGGTTCAATTCCATTAAATGGATCAGGTTCATTTGGTGGTGCTGTTGGTGATGTGAAAGCAGGAGCTAATTTTTATGAAAATATAAACGATACTAATACACAAGGATTAGTAGCTGGTAACTATACAGAAATGGCTAGTTTATTGGCAAATAAAGATGATTACCAATTCAAAGTGTTAATGACACCTGGTTTGATTGATAATTTAGCATCACATGCTTCTCCAATTAGTAGTTTTATTACAAATGCACAAAATAGGGGAGATAATATCTATATTGTTGACCCAGCAGAATATTCAGCTACACTAACTGCTGCTGTAGGAAAAGCACAAGGAAGAAATTCTTCATATGCTGCTGAATACTGGCCTTGGGTACAAGTAAATGATCCTGAAACAGGTAAAAACGTATGGGTACCTGCCTCAACTGTAATAGGTGGTGTATATGCATTCAACGATAGAGTATCTGCTCCATGGTTTGCCCCAGCAGGACTAAACAGAGGTGGTTTAGGTGGTGTATTACGTGCAAAATATAAATTGACACAATCACAAAAAGACGAATTATACGAAAATAATATTAACCCAATTGCAACATTCCCTAACGCTGGAGTTGTAGTATTTGGTCAGAAAACATTACAAAAAGCAGCTACTGCTTTAGATAGAGTAAATGTTAGAAGATTGTTAATTGAATTGAAAGGATTCATCGGACAAGTAGCTGATTCAATTGTATTTGATCAAAACACACTTACAACGCGAAATAAATTCTTATCTGTAGTAAACCCATATTTGGATAACATTAAACAAAAACAAGGTTTATACGCGTTTAAAGTGGTAATGGATGATACAAACAATTCACCAGATGTGATTGATAGAAACCAATTAGTAGGTCAAATTTATATCCAACCAACTAAAACTGCAGAATTCATTAACCTAGATTTTGTTATATTACCAACAGGAGCTGAATTTCCTGCTTAAAAATTAAAACAAATAATATTTATAACTGAATAAAATAAACACATAATAAAATGGCAGTATTAAATCCAAACGAAATATTTTTCACCGCGTTTGAACCTAAACAAACAAATAGATTTATTCTATACATTGATGGTATTCCTTCATATCTAGTAAAAGCAATGGGAGCTGTAAGTTTAGAACAAACCGCAGTTGCTCTTAACCACATTAACGTACAACGTTATGTAAAAGGTAAAACAAAATGGAGTACAATCCAGTTCACACTATTTGATCCTATTACTCCTTCTGGAGCACAATCAGTAATGGAATGGGTACGTTTACACCATGAATCAGTAACAGGTAGAGATGGTTATTCTGATTTCTATAAGAAAGACTTAACATTTAATGTTATCGGACCTGTTGGAGATATTGTTTCTGAATGGATTGTAAAAGGTGCCCTTATTACTAACGCTACATTTGGTGATTATAACTGGGATGATGATGGAACCGCAGTAAACATTACAATGACAGTACAACCAGATTACTGTATCTTAAACTTCTAATACACCATTTTAAAAATATAAAAAAGAGCCTGCCTATTTTAGGTAGGCTTTTATTTTTCCTTGGATACTTTATTTTATTTTATTATATTTATAACATATAAGTAATTATGAAACTTAACAATTTACAATCTTTAATAAAAGAGGAGCTTAAAAAAGCACTAAAAGAAGAGTACAAAGATAAATTCAAAATGGTAGGAACTCTAATCACAGATTTGAATGTTCGACCACAAAAAGAAATATACTCAGATATTAGAGCCTTACCTGGTATCACTGTAATATCTTCAGTTGAACCAATTTCGTATGCTGAACAGGATAAAAATAAATTTAAAGCTATTTTAACTGTAAAAGTAGATGGATATCCTTGGATTACAAAAGGAGGATTTGGTAGAGAAAAAATGGATGATATTGCCTCAAACATCAGAAAAGTACCAGGTGTTAAAAGTTTCTTTACAAAACCTGAAGAAATTACAAGTATATAATATTTATCAATATAAAAGTTATAACAAATAAAAACTATGAGCGAATTTAAATTACCAACTGAAATGGTTGAGTTACCCTCAAAGGGTAAATTTTACTCCGAGGAATCAGGGTTAAAAAGTGGTACAGTGGAAATGAAGTATATGACAGCAAAAGAGGAAGACATCCTCACCAATCAATCATATATTCAAAAAGGAACAGTATTAGATAAAGTGATGCAATCCCTTATTGTATCAAAAATCAAATACGATGATTTGCTAATTGGAGATAAAAATGCCTTAATGGTAGCAGCTCGTGTTTTAGGATACGGACAAGAATATTCATTTATGATTGGTGGAGAATCCCATACAGTTGATCTATCAGAAATAGATAATAAACCACTTCACCCAGATGTTGAGGCAGCAGAAGAAAACGAATTCTCATTTACTTTACCTCACACAAAATACAACGTAACATTTAAACTTTTAACACATGCTGATGAGCAAACTATATCTCGTGAATTAGAAGGATTAAAGAAAATTAATAAAGATGGTTCACCCGAACTATCAACACGTATGAAATATCTGCTCACATCTGTGGAAGGTAAACGCGAACCCAAGGATATAAGGGAGTTCGTTGATAAATATCTCTTAGCACGGGACTCACGTGCACTAAGAGACTATGTTAAGCAAATTCAACCAGACGTGGATTTAACTTTTTTTCCCCAAGGAGAGTCAGATCGAATCAATATTCCAATTGGGATTAGTTTTTTTTGGCCTGAGGTCTGAGACCGCCGCTCAAACTAGAGCTGCTATTTTTACTCAAATTCATGAAATAGTTTTTCATGGTAAAGGAGGATATGATTGGAATACAATTTACAATATGCCTATTTGGTTACGTAAATTCACTTTCAATAAAATCAATTCTTACTATAAAGAAGAAAATGATAAAGTAAATAATGCAACTAGTGGTGGGGATAAAGGAAAGAAAACAATGGTAAATCCTGATGGTACCGTAAATGCTCCCGATTTTACTCAAGCATCCAAACAATATAAAAAGCCTGCGAGTTATAAATAATTTGTGGGCTTTTAATATTTATAATAAAATCATATTGAATGGCTTTAGATCCTAAAAAATTAACAGAAGTAAATAAACTTTTAAAAGATATTGATTCTATATATAAAAAAATATCGGATAAGAATCCTTTTGAAAAATTTAACCCTTCTCAAATTAAAGATATTGATGTAGAAATAGAAAAATTACAAAAAGGCCTTGATGAAGCTAACATTAAACTTGA